CTCGTAGTACAGTGGGACGTATCGGGAATACCACCAGAACACAAAGACGGTGTGTACGTTTCTTTAAGAAACCATTTGGACGAGAGACCTTGGGTTCTCACGTGTGATACGATTCTTATTGAAAAACAACCGGATAGGAATAAAAAGATGAAGATGGTCGAACACTTTTTACACGCCTATTTCGTCATTAAAGCCCCTCATGCGGATACTATCGTGTATGATGCACGTTTTAAAATCCCGGATGTATGCGGAGCCGGTAAAGCACAGTACCTAAAACGTAAAAAGGTATCTATCGAAAGGTGTAGAAAGTTTCTAGAAACGGGTACCGTAAACACTCATTGGTTACCGATATTCGACAAATCAAAGAAGAAGGATGATTTGGCGGATACGGTCATGCAAGCTATCAGTTACACGAAGCGGGTCGAACCTTTACCCAAAACTAAGAAAGCTGCGAATAAAAAGGTCGTGCCACGTAAGCCGAATGAGAATCAAAAGCGAACCAAATATTCCAAATCCAATCTTGCATGGATTTACAAGAACAAACCCGAGTGTGAATGCCTAGAGAATAATAAAAGGTTCATGAAAGATCTCAAAAGATATTATAAGTCGATAGAGGATTTAGTCTCGGAATTATGAGTAATCCCTCTTTTAAATAATTGTCGTATATATTCTTCGGGGTGTTTGGGCCATAATTGGTGACATCCGACAGGTACACCATCATATCTAAAATCCTGTACCCCAAACTCAGACGCTTCTTCTACGGACGGTCTAGATAGATCAGATATAGCGAAGTAAACATCATCTGGTTCTCCCGTATGTTTTTTACTTTTACAGAGACGTTTCGTACTTTCGACATTTCTTAAGTAGAATCCACCACATAATAAAGTGTATTTACGACCAGGAAAATCGTTAAATTTGTCAGCTCTGAACAGGTGCCAACCAGATTTGCATCGATCACAATCACACCCCACACGGCAAATATTAAACAAACGATTCTGCCAAAGAGCGTAGTAATGACCACACGGGCCACCGACAATATCATACTTGAAGAATTTTTCGGGTATACGTTTGAAAATGTACGAGTCCCATGTGTTAGTTAATACGTGGTCAAATTCTGAGAAGCGGTCCCAGAATTCATAACTCGTAATGAGTGTGTCGTACGCTTTTACAGACTCGTTTTTCTCCATCGCTTGAATGTATCTGACATTTTTCCAGTCTTTAGTAGTTTCCATGATGATATCCTTATTGTCCCCGCTGTGTACAATGACTAAACATGTATCACCACCACCGTACACGTTTGCGATGTTCCATAAGTTGTATTTAAGAATGTCCATGTACCTAAACTCTACGAACAACATGCATAGTTTAGAATGCTCTGCCCATACGGTATGTTCGAGATTTGGTGGTTTGGTAATCTCGTACACCATATCCCTGTATTGGTCCGCGTTCATTTGAAATTACACGAACCTAGTCTTTAAGAATAAATAGCGTGATAATTCTTGAGCGCCTGTTCCAAATTCCAACCCGCATCAATTCTACTCGCTTCATCAATATTGACACAATGTTTAGTTTTTAACTCATCCGGAGTGATGTGACGCATCTCCCAAAACATTTCACATAGAAATTCCCCAACATGTTTTGTGTTAATCGTTGTACCATTCATAACAGGTACGTAATCCCGTATGATGTCATGGGGATATTCCTTGGATGCGAATATGTTCGTGTACAGGTAATCGTCGCGCATATCGGTTATGGGTATGAGTCCACCTGGCAAAATATAGAAAAAGTGCCAACCTTCGAGACGTTTAAACATATCTTTTATATCCAATGAATGTAGTCTGTAAAAATTGTCATATTCAAATTGAACCATATCCACTGTGATATTTCCGAGACCATCTAGAACACCGAAATCATGCCCGTCCGTGTCAATTTTGAGAAAATTGATGTGCTTGATGCCACGAGCATCGCAATACTTTTGAAGCGAGTGTTCATCAGCGTCCACAACAGTTTTATTTACGTGTATATTGGGTTTATCGTAATCAACGTGTTCCTTATACATGACGTAGGTACTATCATTCTTAAACGCTTCTCCGGAAGGTTTAAACGCTGGATCGAATAAATGAAGTGACATCGAGTCATCAATGTCTTTTGGAAATTGTGATCCAGTAGCCCCCACGTCAAAAATGGTTGCACCGGGTGTGTTTTTAGTGATAGATTGTAAGAGTGGTAACTCGCCGTTCACCTTTTGATTACAGCAAATACGGAGCGAAAAATACGGTATGTTAAATTTCTTCATGTCGTCTTGAATCTGGATCCATGTATCCAACGAAGGTTCCATATGTGTACATATGGAGATCTTTGTTTTAACCTGTTAAAGAAGTGAAGCTATAATAAAATATAATGGAAATCAAGGTACTCGATCATGGCTTTGTCAGGCTTGTTGACCACATGCCCAGGGAAAATCTCGATAGTTCGATCGTACAGGCCGCTCGGGTATCGTACGGTGACGGAACGAAGACTTCTAGAGGTGATACTGGGCTTTTACGGTATCTGATGCGCCATTGGCACACGACCCCTTTTGAAATGGTCGAATTCAAGTTTCATATCAAAATGCCCATTTATATCGCTCGTCAACACCTTCGTCATAGGACGGCGAGTGTGAACGAGATGTCCGCGAGATATTCAATCGTTCCCAAAGAGTATTACGAACCTTCGGAACTTAGGGGACAGTCCCAGGTCAACCACCAGGGATCGGAGGGTGTGGTGAACATTGACCAAAATGAGACGCATTCTCATTTGGAGAAGTCGTTCGACATTTACGAAAAGCTTCTAGAGGATGGATGCTGCAGGGAGCAGGCCAGAGGTAATCTTCCCCAATCTACCTACACGGAATTTTACTGGAAAATCAACCTTCATAATCTCATGCATTACCTTCACCTTCGAATGGATTCTCATGCACAGAAGGAGATTCGAGATTATGCACGGGCTATCTATGATCTCATCGAGCCTCTCGTCCCTATCACCATGAAGGCGTTCAAGGATTTCAGGGTGGACGCTATTCAACTTACAGGTCCAGAGATCAGGGCTCTCAAATACGGGGAGATCATTAAATCTCCCGGGGAACGTAGGGAATACGAGGAGAAATTGGAAGCGCTAGGACTTAAAGATAAAAATCTCAATGTAGATTAAGCAAGTTACCATGTTCGCTTTAATGTCTTCCCCTACTATCATGATGTCTACACAGCAGCGTTTTAAGAAGTTTGGCAAGGAAACCAGAGAGCGTCGCAAGAGTGAGCTCGACAAGATTGGTGACGCGTTCAAGGGCATCGCCGAGGATGAGAAGAAACGGGCCAAGAAGCTTTTCGAGGAACACAAGGCTTTCTTTACAACAGAGGAGTCTACTTCTACCACCACTTCCACCACCCCCGCTAAGATCGACTTTTACGAACAGTAAAGACGATCACAACCAATAAAAATACAACACATTCATTCATATAGCCATGTTCAATCATACTCGTGGCAAAAATGGTCGATAACACCGTATATTGAGCATTTTTGACTTCCCGTCTCGTCTTCTCCATAGATCTTTTCATCGTCGTTCTTGATTTTTCTAAATTAAGAACTGCTGAGTTAATCTCTCGTATCCTTCCGGGCATTTCCACGGCCGTCGTCAGCATTTTTCTTACGTCTATCGCCTCCTCGACGGTTTCTTGTAACATGGGTTCCAGATAATCATAATACGTAAACATGGGATCAAGTGCAACGCAGGTGCCTTCTATGGTAGAGAAGGTCTTTGCCAAATATACAAACGACGTCGGTACTATGAACGGCTTCTTTTGTGCGAGAGAGATGAGTATATCATCGTTTAAAATATCGTCTTTCACACTTTTGCCGTCGAGCGTTTCAAGATAGTTGAGTGCAGTCTTGAAAAAAAGTTCGATGTCACTCAAGTCCGTTGTCGTGGGTGTGATGACCCCTAACTTTATGAGAATCTCTACGATTCCCTTTGTGTTCCGGTCTATTATACACACAAAAAGGTCTTTGAACCCTTCTGTAAGCTCCTTCGATAGGGGTATCACCAAACCAAAATCGTAAAATACGAGCTTTCCATCTTCGGTAAACCCGAGGTTTCCCGGATGGGGATCTGCGTGAAAAAACCCCTTATCCATGGTTTGGACAAGATACGAGTTTATGAGAGCTTCGCAGATCTTCTTCTTGTTCACCCTCGGGTCTGGTATCTCCGTCAGTTTCGTAGAATACACGTATTCCATCACGATCATATCTTCTGTACACAAATGCTTATACACACCCGGTACCTTGATCCAATCTATTTCTCTCATGGCACGCTTGAACATTATAGCGTCTCTCGTCTCACGCTCATAATCTGTTTCGGCGAGCAGATATTCTACTGATTCTTTGAGTACATAGTTCGTACTCGTACCAGTGTCGATACCGATTTTCTCAAGAAAATCCACGATCCTCATTATGGTATCCGTGTCTTCCTTCATCATATCATATATCCCGGGTCTCTTTACTTTTACAACAACGTCCGTTCCGTCATGGAGTGTAGCCTTGTGCACTTGGCCGATGCTCGCAGATTTATATGGTACAGGGTCGAACGTGTCAAAATGTGACGTATCTATACAAGACATTACATCGTTTATCGGTGGTACATCATCTTGCAATGTCTCGAGCTGCTGAATGAATTCCGGTGGATACAAGTCGGCGCGTGCGGATGCGATTTGTCCCAACTTTATAAACGTGGGTCCAAGGTCAACAAGTCGATCCCTCGTCCATCGCCCCAATTCAGCTTGATCTTTTGTTACATTTTTTCGAATAAGAAACTCGGATGCAAACCTCCACGTTTTATATTTTCGTGTGGTATGTTGTACCCTTTGTGGCAAAATGTTCAGAGAACATAGAGCCATCTTATTACATGCAGATATATTTATCTCTCTAACTTAGGTCGTTATTGTTAATTTTTTTCTCAAGATATTTTACATGGACTCTGAAAAGAAAGAAGATTGTTACAATGTTAAACCGGTCGTGAATTGGAAATGTATATGGTTTACGTTAGCTTTAGCAGGTGGTTATTGGTTCCTGCCGAAGAAGAATAAGTGGATTCTGTTGGCACTCTTGTACTTCCCCTACATCGTGTTAGCGTTTTATGACCATCATTACGACTGTAAGCGGAACATGGGACCCACATATCTCGCCATGTTTTACCATTGGGCGAAACCACAAGACTCGAAGCAAATTAAGGATTACAAAAATTGGTGCCCGGACATAAAGTCCAAAGTCCTGACATTGGATTTAATTATTTTATTTATAGGCATCGCAGTGTTTCCATTTTTCCTTCGCTGGAATCCAAAATAATTTTTTTCGATGTAAGTAAAATAAAGAAAATTTCACACTACTGTGTATGCCACGACAAAGTATAGCTCTTACGAGGATAAAGTGCAAATGTTCCGTACATACACCCATGTTTGACTTCAATGATAAGAAGTATATGCGACTTACCATACCCGATGAGGCTGCTTTTAAAGTGCGTTCGGCGCAGTCACGCGTTATGCTTCACGGACCAAATGTCGATAACCCACTCGAAGGAAACGTTCTCACGGTGAAAATTCCTTTCAGATACCGTCGTGTGATGTGTTCGTACGAAGGTGCCCCTGTGCAGTCTCTCAAAAAAGCTGACGAGGTAGAGATCGTCTCAGATTTCATGGGAGGCTGGAACGTGGGTAACCATAGTGGATATACGTGGAAGTTGAGTAGTATAAAGCTTCTAGACCCATTTATCGTATGAAACTTACGCGATCTGGGTGCGTAGTTCCGGATACTCCGGAAATAAAAAAAGAACTCACGGTTCGCCCGATCGTTAATGCAGATTTTGGTGTAGCACCTCCATCGTTTAAGGTGTTCAGAAAGGCAAAATCTGGATTATGCGTACCGAGATATTATGCCGAAGAGAAGTTTGGGAAAGTGACAGAAGATATCCGACCCAAACCTGAAAAAATTAAAATATCCTTCAAAGGAAAACTAAGAGATGAAACGCACCAAAATGAAGCACTTTCTAAAGCTATTGAAGCTGGCCATGGAATCTTATCGTTACCGTGCGGCTTCGGTAAGACGACAGTATCCCTGGCCATAGCGTGTAAGCTCGGGTATCGAACAATGATTGTCGTACACAAAGAATTTTTGGCGAACCAATGGAAGGAGCGCATTCAACAGTTTTGCCCGGGTGCCTCCATAGGCATCGTTCAACAAAATAAGAAAGAGGTTAATTGCGATTTTGTGATTGCCATGCTTCAATCACTCTCTTTGAAAGAGTATTCGTTCGAAGATTTTGATAGTATAGGCACACTCATCGTCGACGAAGCGCATCATATATGCGCAAAGGTATTCAGTCAGAGTCTTTTCAAATTGTGTCCCAAACACGCATTCGGATTGTCTGCTACACCGAACAGAAAGGATGGACTTACGAAAGTTCTACATTGGTTTATGGGCCCTACGTTTTTTTCGGTAGAGCGCAAAAACCAGGATCAGGTCGATATGTTTCCACTCGTATACACATGCCCACGTTT